AAATTATCTCCATCACTATCAGTAACATCAATAGAAGCTGAGTAATCTGCTCCTTGATCAACTACTATATTGGAATAAACTGCCATTTTTTTCCTTTATACTCTGTTATTTATATCTTTTAATTCTTCAATCTCAGCTTTTAATTCATTAATTGCATTAATTAAGAGAGGAACTAATTTTTCGTATTTAACAGCTTTATAGCCGTCATCTCTTGTTTGTACAAGTTCTGGTACTACCTTTTCTACTTCTTGAGCAATCACACCAACATCATGTCCTTCATAAACATCTTGTTTATCATTCCAATCAAACTCATATCCTTTAAGTTGTCCAACTTTATCTAATGAATTTTCTATAGGTGTAATGTTATCTTTTAATCTTTCATCTGATGAATAGAAAGCTACAACATCTCCTGTTGACCTTACTAATCCAAATTGAACTGTAGCATTTGTTGCAACTGATTGTCCAATAGATATGGTTGAATTACCTGTTGCAGAACTTACACTTACACCGGTACCAGCTATATTGTTTGTGATTGTATTGGTATTAGTATCTGTTGAACTAATTGTAATTGTTCCACCAGATTTTGATACGGAAGTAGCACCACTTCCTTGAATTGAAATATTTCCTGTTGAATAACTCGTACCATTTGCACCAACACTTGTAACAGTATTAGTATCTGTGTTTGTATCAGTGGATGATATTGTAATAGTATTACCACTATGTGTTACACTTGTTGCTCCACCGCCATTAAATCTAATTACTTCTCCATTTGTAACTGATTCATTAGAACCATTACCTGAAGTATCATATTGCCATGAATAATTATTTGCACTTGCAGCAATACCATCTAATTTATTTTTTAATGTAGTTGTAAAATTCTTTTGTGTTAATCCACCATCGCCTACAGAATATGTTGTATTGACTGATGATATATCAATTGTATTGCCTGATCTTGAAACAGTTGTTGCACCACTATCAGTAAAGGTTACTGTTTCACTAGAACCAATCGCTTCAGTAGCTCCTGTATTTACTCTAATATTAAATGAGCCATAATCATCAGCAGTGGCTGAACCTGAATATCCAAGAGCTGATAAACTAATAGCTGAATTACTTGATGCTGCAGTTACATGCCCTCTTGCATCTACTGTAATACTTGGTACTACAAATCTACTTCCATATGAACCTGCAGATACTCCTGAATTATCATGTTGAATTGTTAATGCATCTGCACTGACTGATGTTGATAAATTGTTACCACCAAGTATGGAAAGAGTATCATTATTAGTATCAGCTACTGCTGTACCTGAATCACTAAGAACATTTTTAAATATGTTTTGTGATGAGCCTCTATCAGAGTTAGTAATTGTAACATCAATATCAGTACCTGAAGTAGCACCAAGTAATGTAATACCAGTGCCTTCATTAAAGTCGATTGCATTATTTTGTCCAAGATCTTGTTCTGCTAATGGGCTAACTGCTGAAGTAACTTTAACTCCAGGAACTCCTTGAGTTGCCTCTGAAAGAATTAATGAACCATCTGCTTCCCATTGATCTGTTGCATAGTTATATACAATTGAGTGAGCACCTGTTACATTTGATGCAACACCACTTGGACTTGTAATTGGTCCAACTTCTAAACCAAATCCGCCTGTGCTTGGTTCTGAAACTAAATTATTTCCTGCTAATACCAGTGTATCTTCTACTGTTAATGTTTCAGTATTTAGTATTGTTTGTGTTCCTTGAACAGTTAGGTTTCCAGTAACAATTAAATTATTTCCTATTGTGACATTGTTTGGTAAACCTACAGTAAATGTTCCTGAACTTTCTGCAACTTCAATTTCGCCAGATGTTCCGTTTATTGTAAGAGTTCCACCTAATGCAACTGCTGTTGAATTAGAACCATCTGTTACAGTGATTGTTGAATTTGTTAATTTACTATTACCAATTGAACCTGCTAATTTAGAAGCTGCAATACTTCCAGCCAACATAGAATTTTCTACGGTACCTGCACCGATAGTTGCTGTTAATGTTCCACTTGTTAAATTTGTAAGAGTAACTGAACCACTTAAATCTCCAGCCAATGTAATTGTTGGATCAGCACTTAAAGCAAAATCAAAGTTTTGATTTGTTGAATCCCATGTTACATCAATACCTGTTTCAGTATTATTTGCAATAAGATCTTGCGCATTATAGAATGTGACCAAGTCTGCTGTTTCTGTTGTTGCACCAGTATTTAATCCAATAACTCTAAATCCTCTGTCAGGTTGAGTTGTTGCATGTACTTCGTCCCAGATTAATTTAACATCAACACCATTACCAAAATCGCTTCTTTCAAAAGAAAGACCTCTTTCATTTAAGTCTGAGTTAAAATCAATAAAGGCTGTTGATACTGAAAGTCCACCAGAACCAGTTTGTAATAAACCATTTCTTATATCTAATGTAGAACCTGCAGGAAATACTAAAGTGTTTCCATTTGTAAATGTAATATCTGAATCTAGTGTTTGCTGTGATCCTTTAGTTAAGAATAATCTTGCATCGACATCAGTATGTAATTCTGCAATTGCAGTAGATACTGTTGACGCTGTTGTTCCAAAAGCTACAGATGAAATTGTTCCAAGTTCTGCATCGTGTTCGTTAATTGCATCTGTTAAATCAGTTGCAGTTGTTGTAAGTGACATATCACCTATGTCTGTTTCATGTTCGTTAATTGCAGTAACTACTACTTGTGCTGTAGTATTTAAATCAACTGCATTACCAACTTCACCTTTAAATGAGTTTAACGATGTAACTAAATCTTCTCTTGTTCCTGGAATACCACTATTAATAGTTGAAATGTCCCCTATATCATCTTGGACTTCATTGACAGCATCAATTAAATTAGTTGATACAATTTTAATAACTTCCCCTGCACTAGCTCCTGTGTTTAATTCTATCAATACACCGTGAGTGTTAGGTGCACTAGATTGGGATAAGATATCACCAGAGTCTATTCTTTTAGCTGGATCAGTGTGAGGTATACCTAAATTTTGTGATGTTGAAAATGTTCCTGTTGAGGATTTAAATCTTAATACACTTGAGTCAGCAGAAAGTAATGTTCCTGAGAATCCTCCTGATTGTGTAAGAACTGCATCTTCTACAAATTCTGCAGGTATTGTTGGACTGTTTTGTAGTGTGACTTCTAAAGAATATAAAGGTACTTTAAACTGATTAGATGCAATACCTTGGCTTACTTCAGTTCCATCTTTATATACTTTAACAACACCAACATTATAGCTTTCACCAGCTGATACATCATCAATAGATTCATCTGGCTTAATTTCAAATCTAACCGAAGCTGATGTGAAAAGAGTTTGACCTGCAGTTGAAGTAAATGATACAGTCTTATCTGCGATTAAAGAATCTAGTAATTCATTATCCCCAAGATGAAGAGAAACCTCATTCGTCTTCTGACGGAGCTCCTCAATTGTATTATTTTTATAGATTCTTGTTTCGTTATTAGCTGACATTATTTACTTAAGCCCTTTAATAGTTTTTTGATTTCAGCTATGTCTTTTTCCATTTGCTCAAATCTTTCTTCTTTGTTTTTTTGATCTAGCATTTGCATTCTACGTTTAGCAAATGCATTGCTATTAGTATTTATAACTGCTCCACTATCGGTATCTTTCACTAAATCTGGATTTTCTTTTATTCTTTTCTTAGCCATTCTTTATCCTATGTTGCACAAATTGCTCTAAAATCTTTTACCATTGGTACTTGAGATGAACTTTCAGCTTTTAACACAATCTTAAATTGGATTGAACTAAAGGATGAATTTAATCCAAATGGATCAATATCATATTGAGCCTCTTGGAATCTTGTAGCATTAAATGGTATTGTACCTCCTACCGGTGTTGCTTGGGTCCAATCTATCGAAGTAATATCTTCATCACCCTGAGTTGCTCTCCAATAAAAATCTATATCAGATCCACCAGGTTTTAATGCATTGATATACACAGTTGCTATATCTGCCTGTTCTGCTAGCTCTACTACTTTAGTTATATATCTTGCTGATTCCGCCCCACCTGTTGCATCTGTTTCAGAACCATCATCATTGGTTATAATATTTTGTATTGTATTTACTGACAATCTGTTCATATCAATAACAGGAGATAGCGCTTCATCTGTTGTTGATAATAATGCAGTTAACTGGAACGATTTAACACCACCTAAAAGATTTGTCTCATTAATTGCAGAGTATATTGCCATAGGTGTAGCAAAATAATAGTTTTGATTTGGTAATATTTCGTAACCATCTGTACCTGATGTCGTTAATGTCTGTATAGACTCACTTCCATCAGCACTTCTACTTGTGTATGTTTTTAGATAGAATCTTACAGATGTTCCAGGAACCTGCATATTTTGAATAACGGGGGATAATACATCTATGTGTCTATTCTCTGTTGCAGTAATTCCACTTCCTCCAGCATAAGCACTTCCTGCAGTACCAGCTGTTGTGCTAACAGAAAATTCATAATAATCATGTCCGAATGCAGTAATTGTATGCGTTCCCTCTAAGTCAGAAGCAGGTATACCATTGAATGGTCCACCGCTTACTCCAGCAATTGTGACACTCCAACTTGTGCTATACATTCCGTGATTCTTGTGGAATACCCTTACTGTTGAACTACTATCTGTAATATAAAATGGGTTAGCGTCTAATTTCTTAGAAGGAACTACATCGTTACAGAAAGTAATTTTTGAACTTGATCCTGTAAATGAAGCTCTATTTAATTTGAATTTTAAATCTTTAGATTGTTCTGGTGTCCAAGTTGAAGCATTTGCTGAACTAAAGAATACACCATTGTATGGTTGTTTTGTAATTCTTTGATCAACATCAGTCTTATCAAATCCACCCATTTCAGCAATCCATACTTCATAGCTATCACATTGTGAAGTAAGTACTATTGCGTATTCAGTATCTTGTGAAAGATATACCGGATGGTCAAATGCAAAGTTTGTTGCTATAGAAGCATTTGCATTTGCCCAAGAAGCTGCTGCAACACCTGCTTGAGTAGCAATTTCGGTTGGATATAATATCTTATCAGCTCCTGGTACTATTTTTTGAGTTGGTATACCATTCTTTGTAGTTCTTACTGTAAGTCTAACTGGTATATTAAGATCGATTGATTTAAAATATATATCAATTGACTTCATAAAGATACCACCAGCTTTGTCTATCAAAATAGTTTCAGCAACTGGATCAATCCATTCTGTTGTTTCTGATACATTTGTATCTACTAATGTTCTATCTTCTCTTAACTCTGATTGTACTAGTTGTTTCAGAATTCCTATCATTTGATGAACTATCTGATAATCTAAACTCTCTTACACCAGTTGCAAATTTTAATGCATTATTTCTTGGTATAATAAATGAACCTTCAATAACACCAGACCCATTTGATATTAAAGCCCCTGCAGTATCAGGGTGAGATGTCCGTCCTTCAAAGGTATCAATATTATTTCTACCTGAGAATTCAGCAAATGGTTTTCCTTTTATATAACTAGAAATATCTGCACCATCAAAGAATGCATATACTTGTGTATTTGGTTTTAATAGCTCTGCTTTAAAATAAATTTCTCTTGATCTGATAAATGGTACGAAGTTCATTTCAACTACCCTTCGTCCATCAGTTCTTGTTACCGTATCAAAGGCAAGATCTGTTTTAATACCTGATCTAGACTGACCTGTAGTAGTGGTTGTAGTTGTAATTGTTGATGACTGTTGTCCACCACCAGCTGTTCCTATATCAAAGAAATCAAATTCTGGTTCACCATCAATCCACCACCAACTATTTGCTTGTACGATTTCCTGGGCTTGTCTTCTTGCGGGTGGGGTTCCTGTAACGTCATTTTGTGTTTCTACTTCTACACCTGTCCAGTTTGTTTCCCATTCGTTCCAAACTGTTCCAAGTATACCTTGTTCATCAGCTAATTTTTTAAATTGATCATATGATGATGAGTCATCAACTATTACTGATGGTCTTACATCTACTTCTTTCCATTCATCGGAATCTGGTGAAAGTTTAACTGTACCTGCCCAACTGAATACATTATATGGGTTTACATTTGAGAATGTGGATGCATATGGCTGATTGATATAATTAACATCAGTTGTCATTGGCATAGTGACTATACCATTATTAATCACTGATGTTCCTGTATCACCTGATAGTCTTATTAGGTTTACATTTCTTTCATCAAACTTAGGTCTTAATATTCCATTTTGTTTATCAACTGAAACAGAATAATCAATATTACTTGTATCACCAATACCGTGACTTGTAAAGTTATCAACAATAAATCCATTCTTTAATCTTGAAACTCCTCCTGAATCTGTAATGTCAACATCAGCTGCACTTTGTTCTAATAAAGAAAGCGATGTAAAGTATTCTAAATTTTTAATTCTTTTTTCTATGGAGCCTATATCTCTCATAGTGAATCTTTTATTATCTACAAGCTGGGGTTTAATACCATTCAGTGAAAAGACGTATGGGGATAATCTAAGATTGTAGATACCCATAGCATCATCTGGAACTTGTGGTGGTTTAGGATTGTTATCTGGTACACCAACAGCTACTTTAAATTCACCTCTTCGAGTCACATACAATTTATCTACTCTTGGTAAATAATGACTTAAGTCAGTTATAAAGCTTTGACTGTTTGATGGAATCGATGACAATGAAGAACCTGTTCCAGTAAATCCTGTACCTGCATCATTAATTCTTGGTCTAAAATCTATACAATCTCTTAACTGAACAGTTCCATTAATACCTGTAAATGTTGGTATTGAAGCATAATCTGCAGCTGGATATGAATCTACACTAAAGAAATCTTGTGTACCTGTATGTGTATAATAATTAAAGTCTACATCAATTGCACCTGGATTTGATTCTCCACTCTTTAAAATAATTTTTCCTATTCCATAGTAATTATCTTTTTGTCCATTATCTAAAGTGAATCTACTTTTAACATCTTGACCATTTGCATCTGTGATAGAATTAATTTTAATAATATCAGCTTTACCTAAAGAAAGCTGATTATTTGTTAATGATTGGCTTGTTGATGTAACATTTGTGTTTTGTTTTGATTTTGCTTGTTGAGCTGAATATGTAACATCAACGGCATAAAATATTTGATCATTAGCACCTAATGAAACTGGAACACCATTAATTGTTGTGAAGGTGATTGTATTACCACCACCACCAATTGTACAATCTGGTGATGCATCTAATGCTCCATAAGTTCCTGTGCTTGTATTATAGATGTATGCAACCACATTCCCTTGGTTAATAAATACCGCACCGCTAATTGTATCTGTAGCTGTATTCGATGCAGTATTAAATGTTTGCCTTACTGTAAATGAAGTATTATAAGAAGGTGAAGCAATTGTAGATCCTGGATCTCTTAGGGTATCAATAGCAGCATAAGGTAATTTATAAACTAATGTATTACTATTTGTACCATATAATGTTTTATCAGATGTTAAGTTAGCTTGGAATTTAGCTGTACCTGAATCATCCCATTGTACACTTGCAACATTTGCAAATGTATTACTACCTGTAAATGCTATATCAAATAAGTAAAGATATAATTCAGTAGAGCTTGAGCCTTCAGTAATACCTCTTGCTCTTGCAGTACCTATAACGCTACCACCCCCATTAGCTGAACTATGTAAATTAATAGAACTAAAATTAGTAATATCAGGCATTCCAATTGCACCTGTTTCGTTTAACTTAATATAGTTACCGAGACTGAGTGTTTGTCTTTCTTGATTAACATCAACTTTAGCATCATCTCCGCGAGGCTTATCAACTTCAACATATTTAGTTGTTGTATTTTCTACACGGAAACCTTTTACATATGATGTATTCGGTTCAATACCAATTGCTAATTTATCAGCATCACCACCATTGGCAGAAGTTAAGTAACCATTATTACTTCCATCATCTAGATGCTCTCTAACATTTAATTGATATGGGTTTAATGAGTAATCTCCTGATTCTTCAAATGTTCTTCTTGCAAGTCTTTCAGATAATTCAGTATCATTATTTTTATCTGTTTTATCTGATCTTGCTTTACCCTCTTCAATAACTAATAGTGTAATATAACTATCTTCTGTTCTATTCGCAAGGTTTAGATTCTGCTTAACAAGTGTTGTTACAATCTGATATCTATCTGCACCAGGTGCTGAATAGTTGGGTGTACCTTGAGCATTATCAACTAGATCTGAATTACTATCTGATGATATTGTATTTTGTGTAACTTTTAAACCAACAATGTAATTTGGGGTGTTTGTGTATTTGTCTAATATTAATGAACCTGCTGGAACATAAACAAATGAACCTGAAATAAAGTATACACCCTCTTCAATATTTACTGCAGAACCCTGACCTATAGGATTTGTAATTGATGATGCAGTATTTGCATTGTCTGTATTGGATCCACCACCAACCATACCAAATGGATTTCCTGTTCCATTTGATTGGAATAATTCTCCTGCAACAAATTTCTGAACAGTATTATTTGTTCCACCAGCTCCGTTATATTTAATATATAATGTGTTTGGATCAGAACCTTCTGATGCAACAACTTGTAATACTGTAGCTGTAACCTGATTTCCAGAGTTTGCAGTACCTGTAATTGTACTCCCGACAAAATCACTTAAATAGGTATCTGAGTTTACAGTTGCAGTTCCATTCCAAAATGAAGATTCAATTTTAATAAAGTCATATTCAACATTAAGAGTAGCTTTACCATTTATAACTCTTGAACCATCTTTAAAAGCGAATTGACCATAACGATCAATTTGAGCTTGAAGTGCTGTTTGTAATTGTGTTAATTCTCTCGCTTGAACCGAATAGCCAGGCTTGAATAAAATCCTATGATAATTCTTTGCTTCATCAAAGTCATCATAGTACGGAGTTACGTTATAATTTTTTACTACTGTTGTTGCCATAAAATTTCCCTATATTAGAATTCTAATATAACTTTAATATCTTCAATTTGTGTTGTGGTTCTGTTAATTGGATCTCTGTTTTCTAAGAATAAGATCTCACCACTTGCTCTATCAACTTCTGGATTACCTACTGCATTTGATGATTCAACAGCTCCTACTGTACCACTTAATTGACCTGTAACATTTTCTGTATTTACAAAATCCGTATAACCAGTCTTATCATTTTGATGGTAGTATATGTAACCATTATCTTCATCGATTGAAACTACATATGCCTGAGCACCTGATGTGTCTTGTACAATTAATTCATCAACTGTATAATCAGTTACATCTACTGCAGAATCAAAGTCTAAATAATTCATTGAGTTTAATGTATCAGCAGATGCGATTGCTCCTGCTAATGCAATTGCATTATAGACTCTTGGATTTTTAATTAAAATAATTTGTCTGAAATCATTACCTACTGTAATATCACCTGATCCATCAGCACCATCTAATAATACATTTAGTGACATAAAGAATCCACCAAGTTCATCTTTTGGATTTACTCCGTGTCCTTCTTTAGGGGCAAGTACTGCTCTTGCGCCTGCATCTGAACCACCTCCACCTGAGAATGTAATATCAGCTACTCGATAATTTGTTCCCTTACCTGTTACTGTCACAGCTGTAACTGCTCCTGCAGAAACTGTAGCTGTAGCTGTTGCCCCTGTACCATCTCCTGTGATAGTAACTGTTGGAGCAGATGTATAACCTGTACCACCTGCAGTAACTTCAATCCTTTCAATACCAGCTGCAGTTGAAGAATCTCTTGATGCTTTTTGATTTATGTATTGAGCAAAGTCTGCTTCTGTTAATGAATTTTCTGCTGCGGTATCATTTGCAAATGCAAATGTAATTATATCGTTTGCTGTTAAGCTTTGGTTTCCAGCAAATGTTATAGCATTTCCATTTACTGAATTAACTACATTATCAGCAGCGGTTCCAGAAACATTCGTACCTGATACTGTCATTCCAACTAAAACGTCGGTGTTAGCTCCTGTTAGAACCACTATAGGATTAGAAGATGTAGTGGCAGCAACCACTCCTTCTGTATTAAGTGAAACTGTTTTGACAGGCATATAGCTATTTGTTAAAAACTTTTCAGCATCTGCTACTGAGATTGTATACATATATTTCCATGTATATCCATCTGACTCTGCTTGTGGATCAGTTAATGTTTGTGTTGGTTGAATACTTGAAGCGCCAACTCCAGCTTTAATACACTTATATACTTTAAACTCTGATGTGACAACATAAAATGCCTTATCGAAAATTGATGCGTCATCTGAATCCCATGCTACATAACTATTACCTGAAGTCCATGTGTATCTTGGTACTACGTTTGAAAGATTGCTTGAAGAGATTTTTTTCAATCCCATTAGATTTTCTCTTGCTTCTCCTAGATCATCTAAACGATCATTAGGTGTAAATGGAGTTGTGTCTGTTGTATCAGATGTCGTTAATGACCATGCATCTGATTTACCAATCCCGACATAAACTACATTGTTTGATACATCTTCCTTAAAGTTATCTGCATTTAGAACTCTAAAATTTGATGTTACTATTGCTGCCATAATTGTTCCCTTTTTTATTCAATGTGTACGAAAGTTCTCGTGTTATATTTATTTATAAGAGTTGAATCGATAGTTTGAATTTGATTACTACCTAAAAACTCAATTGTTTGGTTAGTATTATATATCCTTGGTGAAGAGAAGAAGTTATTTGTTCCCTTCCTTTGGAATGAATCATTATTTGCTATTGTTTGAAAGTTAGCATAATTAAATCCATTGTAAGGATTATACATCTCGTGGTTTAAGCTAAGTATCAGAATCTCTTGTTGGTCTGCTACTCTTGTTTCATTTTGTACTGCACTTCCAAGTTTTACAATTGGATCATTGATATATCCATTACCTGCATTTGTGATTGTAAATCCTGTAATCTCTCCATCAGAATCTAATGTAAGTACAGCAGTTGCTGTTACATTTGAACTTAATGGATTACCGTTTATATCTTTTGATTCAGGTTGTGGGAATACCACGTTTGGTGCACTAATATAATTCTTATCTGCTTTACCAAATATATTTAACGTTGCGATTGATCCAGCATTTGGATTCGCTGCAGGAGTTCCAAACAGAGCTGTCCAACCTCCGCCAGTACTATTAATTGTTATATTATCTACGTCTAGTCTACCATCAGAATCTATACCTATTGTAACTGAAGGATTCACTCCACTTCCGGAAGATTGTTCTATACCATTAAATGTAATTGATGGAGCACTTGCATATCCAAAGCCTGTTTCTACAATTGATACTGATTTTAATTCACCATCAGTCTTACTGGCAGTTGCAGTTGCGGTTTCACCAGTAAAGCCATGATCTGTTCCACCACCAGCAAAACCAAATTGTATTGCAATACCTGGGAAATTAATATGATCTTCTAATTGAATTGATGTTGCCGTTGGTGTTGCTAAAATTCTATATTGTTGTCCAGTAACAAGACCACCAATTGCTGAATTAAGTCCTGAATCATATGTAACTACAGAGCCAATTGGCAAAGCAGAAACCTCAGCTGTTTGGAGTTCAATAGTATCTGAAACGTTATCAACTGTTTGACCGAATCCAAAATCAGATCCATCAAATGCTATTCTTGTTGGAGGAGCAATTGTAAGTGTAGGAATATTATAATCCTCTCCACCATCTGTGATTGTAATTCCACTTACCTCTCCTGCTGCAATAGTAGAAGTTAATATTGCTGTTTCAGTAATTCCAGATGGCGTTCCTGAATCTGCTGATGTGACTACAGGAGGTGCTGTATATCCACTTCCTCCATCTGTTATTGTAATTGAACTAATTACTCCATCCTTTAATGAAAGGGATAGTGTTCCTGATTTATGAATTTTAGCTTCGACTCCTGGTAAGAAAGTAGAAGCAAACATTTCAACCAATAGTGGAATATCTTCTGGACCAATAACACCAGGTTGTGTTTGTGGCATTGAAGCTTTATTTAAAGCAGCAGTTAATGTCGCATCAACTAATTCTAAGAAAATAAGAATCTCTGCAAAATAAACAAATCCTGCAGGATGTACTAATTTATCATATACGTTTTCCCAATCAGATAAGTTCTTACCAGTCTTAATGATATAACTAAATTTTTGATATCTTAAACTATCTTGTAACTTAATATTGTATGATAGGAATCCTTTGTTATCTAAATATGTTCCACGTGGAACAAATGTGATGGTTTGATTATCTGATAATGTAACTGGATTCGAAAGTGTAATTGTTGTACCACTAACATTTGAAACACGGATATCATCTACTTTTGTATAAAGCCCATCAACAACTAATTTAGATGAAAGCCTAATGTTCTCATCAGCTGTATCAATAACCACTGTTGTACTATTTGTAACTGCACCATTGACTGTAGCTGATACATCTGCTGGTTGATCCCAATCCCCTGAAGATGGAATCAATGTTTCATTATATGGAAACTCTACCTCTACTGGTTCATTGAAAAGCAATCTAAAAAAGATTTCAATACTATCTGCTGATCCTCTTAACTTATAGAAATCAATTATACGCTTATATAAGTTTCTTTTATTAACTGTAACATCTCTTGGAATAGCTGCAGCAATTTCTTTCTGCATGAGTTCTAAATAATTAGTCTCATTCTTATCGATGTCCATTGCCTTTTCAATATTGTTCATGACCCATGATGGACCTGGACCTACCCAGTATTTCACTATTGTTGTCAGTGTAGCTGTGTAGCCATTATATAGATTGAGTCCGTTTACTGCAAAGGTCTTTCCAATTTCAGATGTAGATTCTACAAGAGATCCTGGTAGTTCATTACCATTTGTAATAGCTACGTTAATATCATCTAAAGGAATTGTTGTACTTACACCAGTTGGTGATGTTACTACAAGTGTTGAATCAGCTCCTGTTTCATCTGTAAAGAATCTATTGTTTTCATTATCTGGATCTGGTATACGAAATCTTGCAATATTATCTAATACCACATCATTAAATGTTTCTGTTTCCTGATATATGAATTCATCCATATTCATAAAAGCATAGTATGCTTCTAGGAATTGTCTGAGCTGATCTCTATCATGTAGTATGTCAGCTGGTATCAGCTGGTCAAGACGAATATCTTCTTTTGTCTCATGCAGGGTGGAATTTTCTAATTCAACAATTCCTGGAGTGAGAGAAGTCTTATGAGCCATTATGCTTTAAATCTCGATGTAGTTGAGTATGAGATTGAACCAGATGAACCTGCCACTGCAATTGTATCAATCTCTGGGGTTATAGTTACAAAGCTATTATCAATTGAAATTAACTGATCACGCTTCGGAGCCAAGTCTAAGCTGTTTGGTAACAATGTAATTCGAATTGGATTGGTATTGTTTGGTCTAAAGTTGTTCAGTGTAATCTTACCTAGAGTCGGTTCAATTAAACCTGTATCATTAATTACTGTAACGTTCTGATTGTTTACAACCTTATAGACAAACACTCTACGATTCGTTGATCCTGCAATTGGTTGATCACCAAAGAAATGTTCTGTGCTAGGATCTGCTGCTAGACCAAATGCTGTTGATGTTAAGATGAATCGAGTTGATTGTCCTGACTGATAGAAAGGAGCTACAAAAGTTTTGATGTGATTCTGAAGATCTACATTACCGTTTGAATCAAGTGTTGGTGTCACATATTGGAACATACGTGGTCTGACGATTGTATTCAATATTGCTGGATCAGAGTTGTCGATTGCTCTTGTGATCTGTGAGTGTCGAAACACACCATCAAACTTGTTTAGGTTATTGAAGTTGTAGTCTGAAATTGTATCTCCTACAACAGTTTGTAGCTCCACTGAACTTCTATCTGTAAGGTTTGGATTGTATTTAAATGCAGCATCAATTTCTAAATATGTAAAGTTTGGATCAACGATCTGTGGTGTAATTGAAACCACATTCTTTCCTTTTAATATCGCACCAGTGATATCTGTCTTTTCTGCTGTTGTAAGTGTTTCAGAAAGAAGCGGCTTAATAGCAATATACACTCTTCCATAGTCTGGTGGATCGTTATCTTCACCACCCCATGTTGATATGGAATCTATATTTGAAAACTCTTTCTTAATAATCGCGGCATAGTCTTCTGAGGTGACCGCACGGTTCTGTGTTGTAAATGTTAATGGTGCATTGAATCGAATACTTTCTGTTGTTTCCTGATCTGAACCACCAGCTGAATTTGTAACTGTTGTTGCAGTAGCAAGATCATTACCAAATCCACCAATACTATCTGAAACTGTAAATCCACTTGCACCGTTTGATTCCTTACCAGAAGTAATGACATAGTCTAATGTCACGATATTGTTGTTTGAGGGTTTAAAGCCTGTGACACCATCACCGAAGAACACCTCATAGTATCCTGAGCTGTTCTCCTGGAGATAGTAGACCTTACTGCTAGCATTGACATTCTTCAGAGATTCGAATTTTGTATAGATGTCAAAGCTTGTGCTCTCTTCATTTTCTTGTACACGGACACGAAGCGACGACGTATCTGCATTGAGGTCGGAAAGCTGAAATTTTTGGTTTTCGATATCATTGTCTACACGATATTTGAGTGTACGGATATTACCTTCTACAATTGTCACATTGGAAAATGTATAGGTGTTACCAACAAGTGTTGCCTGCTGTGTTTCTAATACCACATACTGGAACTCACCACCATCGAGAAGTGTATTGAGTTTTGTTCCTCTTGGCAGAGAAAGAACTGTGGGTTTCGCGCCACCGACAGCTGAAACATCTACAACGATATTCACACGGGCTCTTGGACTGAGGACCGAGCGCGGAACATATCCTAATAGCTTTGCTCTTGTCACTACATTACCTCTGATCTGTGCAGAGTCTAAGAATGCTTCATTTAAGCTATAGTGTGCATTGAGAGCATTGTAATGAGTATTGTAGGCAAGGACGTCAAGTAAGACTGATAGGCCAGAGCCGTCGAAATCGTAGTCATTAAACTGTGATTGTTGCTTGAGATAGTTCTTGAGATTTTGTTTGATATCATCAAAATCAAGTTCTGTTACATTTAAATTTGTTGCCATATTACTTTAACCTTCGTAGTATTATCTGTACGTTCTCTTGTGTATCATATTCTTTTATAGTATAAGAAACATTAATCTGATAAGCATTGTCTTCAGATCTATCAATCACATCAACATTTGTTACTGCTATACGTGGCTCATGTCTCTTCAAGGTTTGGGATACACGGTTCTTTATATTAATACGTGTAATAGCATCACCTGGTTCAAACAAGAATCCCTTCAGGTTAGCACCAAGTGAGGGTTGAAAAGGCCTCTCATATGCATTGGTTACAAGAAGGTTACGTACTGCATTCTTTATAGCTGCATCATCCTTTAAAGGTATAATGTCTTTACGTATAGGATGTACAGTGAGACCGAGATCTAAGTCACGCCATGATTTCTTCTTTGAGACAACCTTTGCTTGATCTTGAAGACCAGAAGAGATCTTAAAGTCTGATTGTATTAAACTGCTAGCCATAGTACTATTTATACGGATAAAGGAGTACTTTGAACATCTCGTACCGGAATACTAGCCCTGGGGGGAAGGGGGGAGGACATTTTCTCAAAAAACTTAAAGTGGGCCCCCCTCTGAATCTTTAGTAAAGGTGTATGGATATACACTATAAGGGTATGTATATTATAACATATATTCGGCCATTTGTAAACCCCCATGGCATTAGTACATAAAAGAAAAGATTTGTAAACCCCTTTAAGCACCGCCATCTCCATCACTATCTGTTATACTACCACCACTTGTTATATTACCAGATACATTTAATGTACCATTATTTGTTTGGTTACCCTCTACTGTTAATGTACTATTGTTTGTCTGGGCCCCGGAAACATCTAATGTACCTGTAATAGATGTATTACCAAACATCTGTATAGTATCATTAGCACT